ATACAAATACAAATACAAATACAAATACAAATACAAATACAAATACAAATACAAATACAAATACAAATACAAATACAAATACAAATACAAATACAAATACAAGTTCGGATACAAGTTCGGATACAAGTTCGAGTAGTTCTGATTATTCTTCAACTGAGCAAATTTATCTCAACAACGGAAGATTATACAATGGCGTCGAAAAGGAATTTATATTACCCAAACCAAGTGAAGTTTTAATGAACACATTTTTCCAACCTTTCCTCGCCAAACCTGATGACTTTGACCCAAAAACAGCGGTATATTTTAAAGCAAAGTTTTGATTGGAAATTTTCGTTCAAAGCAAAGATTTTTTTATTAGCTACATAATAGAACAGTGTGTCTTCAACAACAATGTCTACACCAATGTCATCCGCCATTGACGAATTACCAGACGATGCACAATTTGAAAAAGAAGAACCCATCGTTGTCAAAGCGAGTCCATCAAATGTAAAAGTTGACATTACAAAAAAGGTGCATTTTGCGGATGAAGAGATGTCTTTTTTTCAAAAACTAAAGGCTGAAATCAACGAAGAAAACATGTTGATATTTCTTTTTTTGTTTATTGCCAACTCGCCCCAGTTTAATGATTATGCAATGGGCATTCCTTATTTGAGCACCAGCGGCTTTGTTGGTATTGGTAGAGTTGTTCTTCTTTTTGTTGCCTACCTTGTTACTAAGACATTTGTTTTGCCACAAATAAAGTTGTAAAAGCAAAATAGTAATTGTAAATTTTTCAGTACAATTAGTATTTAAACTTTCGATTTTTATATTTATAAGAATAAGAATAAGAATAAGAATAAAAGAGAAAATGGATCAATTTACGGCGCATTTTACAGAGGTGTATAGTCAAAAGCTGTACTTACACAAGGAAATTGATGAAAATAATATTAGATTAGGATTTACAACGTTTAAGAAACTTTGCATATTTGATATCAATGATATATCTGTTCATGAGGATACAACACCCACGGCATACACAATATTACGTTATTTAAATTTCCCATGCACATTGTTTTCAGACAATCATTTGCGGGTGCATGCTTATAGCAACGATATCATTATTTACCCATATGCTATAAATAAAACAAATGAAGAATTAGTTAACGAACCTATATTTGACTTGAAAAAATTTAACCAAAAGTTTTTGAATGATACGTATAAAAAGGCAAGTGTGGTACTAAAAGTTGAGAAATGCGAGTCACATTATTGCATGGTTTTTTACATAAACAACACGATTGTGAAAAATGTTGAAAGAAATAAACAAAATAGCAAATCACAATACCTTGTTTATTTAGCAACGAGAGAAAAAAGAGACGAACTTTTGATTGATGCGACAAGTCATTTGCACTTGTTGACCTTACCTAGCACTGATTTTGACAAAGACGCTTTATTAGAATGCAATGAAAAGGGTGGTTTAAAGCAAACTGTAAAAATGTTCCAATATCAAATTGCAGATACGCAATGGATGGAAAAGATTGAACACGACGTTGACCAAAATACAAATCAGATAAAGTATAAATATGATCTTGCATGTAAAGTGTTTAACGACTCGTTTTATCTTTATAGAAATACATTGTACAATGACTTGAACGATGCTCTTCAAAACGATGTTTCATTTCAATATTATGGGGGAAATTTGATATCTGAAGTAGGCCTCGGCAAATGTATGGCAAAAGACACAGAAATTCTGATGCATAATGGTTCTGTAAAAATGGTGCAAGACATTGTTGTGGGTGATGTCTTAATGGGAGACAACTCTTCTCCTAGATCTGTGTCATCGTTGGCAACTGGAGTAGATGATATGTTTGACATTGTATTTGAAAATAATCAAAAATACACAGTCAATAAAGAACACATTTTATGTTTAAAATCAAAATTGCCAAAAACTATTACTATAGATATACAAAATTCAAGTATTATCATTGAATGGCTGTCTAAAGAAAATGGTATTGTGAAACAAAAGGTTTATACTTATTTTGAGGAAACGTTTGATGACATTCAAAAGGAAGCGCAGAGTTTTTTTGGTGCAATTGAAAACGAATCTGTATATGAAATGTCAGTCAAACAGTATTTGTTGTTACCTAGGGTATTCAAGGACAATTTACAAGGCTATAGAGTTCCGGTTAACTTTCCAGATATTTCTATTTCCGAGATAACGTGTGCAGTACTACAAAACATTATAGAAACCGGCTGTATTCCAACCATATACAAATGTAATTCAACAAAAAAAAGACTACAAGTATTGAGTGGCATATTACAAATTGTAGGAGAGTATAGAGGGAGTGGAGTTTATGAAGCAAGGTTAAACATGCCAATTACAAAGGACCTCTTGTTCTTGTGTAGATCACTTGGAATTAGTTGTAGAATAATGTCAGATACGTTCTTTATAGACTTTAAGGATAATTATGACATGTCATATGACATAGAAATACAACCTATTGGCAAGGGTACATATTATGGGTTTACATTAGATGGAAATCATAGATATTTATTAGGAGATTTGAGTGTGACACACAACACAATGACGTGTTTATACACGATTTTCAAAACGGCACATGCACAAAGAAATTTGTACGATCAATATGTTTCATTTAGTAAAAATTGTAATTATTTTTACAAAAGAGGAACTAAAAAAGGACGTGTATGTAGAAAAAGCACTGATAACCAAGATGACTTGTATTGTTCAGAGCATAAAAACAGCATTTTTTATGACAAGCGTCATATTGAATATTGCAACTTGCAATCATTTGACATACAACAATTCACATGTTTGAAAAGCGGATTGCTATTAACAAACAGCACTCTTGTGCTTTGTCCGAACCAACTTTGTGACCAATGGGTGAAAGAGTATTACGACAAGTTCATAAACGACAAGCGGGTTATACTCATAGCAACATTGGATCAATACAACAATGTGACATTAGGGGATATTCTTTTTTCAGATGTGGTCATCGTGTCATATCAATTCTTGTTAAATCCAACTTATATTGAAAGAAACAAGGCCAAGTTTTTGAGCTTTCAATCACTTTCTCAATTGAGGACAACTTTGAAAATGTATAAATGGAACAGAGTTATACTTGATGAAGCACATGAGATTCAAAATATGCCCAGGGCTTTGCAATTAAAACAAATTATACTAGACATTGAGTCAAATTACAAGTGGAACGTAAGCGGTACGCCTTTTGCAAATAAAATCAATAGTTATATTCAATTGCTTAGTTACAACACAAATGTGCCATGGAGAGAAGACAGCAATATCAATAATTTTGATTTAAGTCAACTAATGTCAATGGGGTTGTCTTCAAATATTATTGAGAAAACAAGAGGTCTATTTAGGAGAAATACAAAGGACTCTGTTCGTAAGGAATATGGTGGAAACATGATAAAGGAGAATCTTCATCTTTTAGAGTTTACTACACAAGAACGCAATATTTACGACAGTTATTTAGATGGCTTTCATTCAAAATACTCTAATTTCTTGATTCAACTTTGCTGTGATCCAGAATTGTTTACAGCGACAAAGGACATGATCAAGAATTGCAAGACGTTGGATGAAATTCAGAATGCCATTTTAAAGCATAATCAAGAATTGTTAATGAAGAACAAGCAGAAATTAGTGGATATACAACATTCAATCAACATTATTGCATTAAGTAACACTTCCATTTCCAATAACAGTGACATTGCACATCAATTAATAGCATTACGACGTCAGCAGACAATTATAAAGAACACAGTAGAGTCGATTGAAAGGACGTACAACTTTTTAAAAAGTGCAATTGACAGTCTACCAAACAACAATGACACTTGTCCCATTTGTTTGGATGATATCTTAGAATCCAAGCTTGCAATTACACAATGCGGGCATAAATTTTGTTGGGACTGCATTGTCAAAACACAGAAAAGCAATCGTTCAGTTTTATTCAAGTGTCCTTCTTGTAACACAAAAATATCTTCAAAGGACGTATTTATTTACAAGGACAAATACGATGGATTAATCACCGATTTAGAGCGTTTGATACAGCAAGTGCGCTCAACAAAAATAGGCAACATTATATACTTTTTGAAAGAGTATTTAAAAACAGGTGAAAAGGTGATTCTCTTTTCTCAATGGGATGAAATTCTTCACAAGGTAGGAAAGTTTTTGCAAGACTATAACATTAACATTGTTTACTGCAATGGTAGTGTATATCATAGAAAGCAAGCAATTGAAAACTTTAAACAAAATCAGTCTATTCAAGTCATCATGTTATCTTCACGCAACTGTGCTAGTGGAATTAATTTAGCAAATGCAAGTTCGATTATATTGTTGGAGCCGGTATATGGAAGCCGTGGATATAGAAAAAACATTGAAGAACAAAGTATTGGGAGGTCTGACAGAATTGGTCAAAACAAAGAGATCAACATTTTCAGATTCATAATCAAAGACACCATTGAGGAAGACATTTTTAACAATAATTACGATGATACCCAATTAAAGCAATTAAGTAATAATTAATTTATTGGTAAATTGGTAGGTAACATGACATTCAAGCATTTATCAGACGTTAATCAAACGTATACACAACATATGAAAGATTCCATGAAATATTCGTGGAGTTCCCTTAAAAGTGCATTTTATTTTTTCTGTCATGGATTGCTTCCTTGTGTGTATGAACACGAGGGTTCTGATAATGTGTCTCGTTTGCATGTCAAAATAACGGACAAGTATGAACAAATTCAATCAGATCAATTAGGATTAAATCTCAAACCCTAGGGTTTTTTAGGTATAAAAAAGCGACTTTTGTATTTTATGATGTCTTTGTCTTTGATAATATTGTTTGTGATATCATCAAAAGTTTTCCCTAAAAGTCTTTGAACAATGTAAAAAATGCTGTAGATGCCACATGCATAATTTTCGTATTGATGTTTGCGTTTATTTTCTTTGTAGTTATATTTATTGTTGAAAACATCACGCATTAGGAATTTGAGGAAATGCTTAATATTTTTGTTTGGTTTACCACCGGTTGAATCAAAATACTCGATTGTTTTTCCAGCATTGTCTATAAAGACGGACACCCAATGACTACCTGGTTGATTATGGTTGTCATGATTAAACACGATACCGATTGATTTGTATTTTGATTTTGTAAAGGAATTATAATTGAACTGAACATGTTTGTAGAAATCTGATGGAAGAGCTCCAAGGAAAAAAAAAGATGGATTAGATTCTTGGTATTGTTGCAAAACATTGTTAATATCAGTAGTAGACAACCAAGACTTGACATCAGCAGTGATAGGTGGTTTAAAAGTAAAAAGCTTCAGCTTGTTTTTTAGAGATTTGTTTGATATTTGTTTAATAAATTCTAAATCAATCCAACAGAATTCTTTCTCACAAATAGTATTTAATCTATCATGAATAGATTTCCAAAGTTGTTTTTTGGTTTTGCTATATACGTCAATGGGTTTGCGCAATGTGCAAACATTTGTTTTACACATATTTTGAGTTTTAATAAAAGAGTTGAAAGCTTTAGCGATCTCGACTAGTTCATAATAATCAAAGCATGTATAACTTTTTTGCTTTATATTGGGGGAGCACACATCCATTACATATAAACAATAAAAATAAATTGTTGCATTTCAAATGCTTTTAAAAACTTGGTATTGGGTCTCGCGAACGCAAAATCGCGTTTGGCTATCATTAAAAAAGTAAATTTCGTTCAAAGTCGCGGTATTTCAAATGAAGGTTCTAGACATTCATGTAGAAGAAACAAACAAGACGTATCAACTTTTGATTGGCCAAAACAAAATGGAAAATCACAATCTCTTGAAATCATGTTCTCCAAATGATTTATGGTTTCATTTAGAAAAGCAAAGTAGTCAGCATATGATTTTGAAATGCAATGGTGATCCTATCCCTAAACGCTATTTAAATTACATTGGTAGTCTTTTCCATAAAAACAATAAACATTATACAGTTATTTATACATATTTAAAGCACGTTAAGATGACAAACGAACCTGGCGTTGTTATACCAACAAGTTGTAAATTAAATCGTATCTCGTTTTAGTTTTTATTTCACTTTCAATTAGTTTATTCCAATTTAAAAAGAATAAACCAATTTTTTGCAAATGAAAGTTGCATTAATTTTTGGAATTACAGGACAAGATGGAAGTACTCTTGCTGATTTGTTATTGTCAAAAAATTACCAAGTACATGGCGTTATCAGACGTGCTAGTAACTTTAATACTCAGCGTATTGATCATATATTTGATAAAGTTTCACTTCATTATGGAGATTTGACTGACGCTGGTAATGTCATGGGAATCATTCAACAAGTGAAACCGGACGAAATTTACAATTTTTCAGCTCAGTCTCATGTCAAAGTGTCTTGTGAATTAGAAAACTACACCTTTCAAGTTAATACAATTGGCCTTTTGAATATTCTTCAAGCAGTACGTACTCTTGGTGTTTTGAAAACAAAAGTTTATCAAGCTTCTACATCTGAAATGTTTGGTAATTCTACAGACGGAAGTCATTTATTGAACGAAAATTCCCCATTAAATCCTGTAAGCCCATATGGAATAAGCAAAGTAGCAGCCCATCATCTTGCTAATTATTACAGAGATGCGTATGGAATGTTTGTTGTTTCTTCCATTTTAATGAATCATGAAGGTGAAAGACGGGGCCCCACGTTTGTAACTCAAAAAATTGCAAATTACGTTGCACAATACAAACGCGGTAACGCAAAAGCCCCTTTACAAATTGGAAATTTAAATGCCAAAAGAGATTGGTCTCACGCAAAGGACATGGTGCAGGGTATTTGGTTGATGATGCAACACGATGTTGCAGATAACTATTTACTTGCTTCTGGAGAAGAACATAGTGTTCGAGAGTTCATTGAATTGGCATTCAATGAAATAGGTGTTCAAGTCGTGTGGGAAGGAATAGGTGAACAAGAGATAGGATTGAACACACAGACAAGTGAAATTATTGTACAAGTCAACCCAAAATATTACCGACCAATCGATATTGAACATCTCATAGGAGATTCATCTAAAGCTCGAAAAGTGCTTGGTTGGAAACCTACAATAACCTTTCAAGAGCTTGTTAGTTTGATGGTAAAACATCAACTACTTACGTAAATTTGCATCATTTTTACTCATGTCATTTCTTGCTTTACGTTTACGTAATTTCTAATGTCTTTGTATTCAACAAGTAAAATGTTTTATTTGGACAATCAATATTACATGGCCAAACCACTAGATATTCATGTGGGCATTGTTGTGATTGTACCGTGTTTTCAATTTGGGACACATCATCAAACAACATGTAAAACATTGATTGGAATAATTTACAGTATTGTCTTAACCCTATAATTTTTACGTTTTGAAGCTTTGAATAAATAAGTATATTCTGAAAGGTATTTTTGTACAATTGACATTGCAAGTGATAATTTTGGTAATGATTCGTATCATACATGTTATGCATCATTTCTTCATATAAAATTTCGGTGATATTTCCCCCAGTTAATTCACGAGTAGTGTTTTTAATTTCATATAAGTAATTGCCTTGCACATTAAATGCATTTAGCAAAGTCAAATTGCTTTGATAGCACAATCGTTTCATACAGTTGGCATTATAAAATGTAGAATCACCATTTGGAAAGGAATCAAACTTGTAAAACGGAAGTAAACTCAAATGTGAACTTTCTAAAAGTATAGTACCCTCATTTTTGCACAATTGTTGACATGAATTTAAAAACACTTGTGGTTCAGTGACAATGTTGAAAATTCCAGGTGCTATAATTATGTAATCATAAAGTTGTTGTTGTAGTGGTGGTGTACTTTTAAAGTGTTGTATTACATGCATAGTAGCATTTAATGTAGATAATACTTCTGGGACTGTCTCGATTCCATAAAATAAAATCTTCTGTGGGATTTCCTTATCACAGATTATTTGATGCACAGCCTCATAGAAAAGTAACGTATCATTTGGTAGTGTCCAATCATTGTTTGAAACCGCGGAAACGCAAAAACACGTTTGGCAATAGAACATTTGAACGCACAGTTCATTGCAACTTAAAAATCCGGAGAGAGATGCTTTGCATACTTTACAATATGACATTATCTTGTTTATCATAAATGATTAATATTTAATAGTACAAACGAGAGTTTAAATTTATAGATTCTCAAATATTCAAATTTAAAATAAAAGGAATGAAATCTCATGTCATGTGGAATTCCATGCCTCAGCAAATTGTAAATGATATTTCAAAAGTACAATTGTTGAACGAAACTCCAGATAACATGCTTGTGACAGTAGAAGTATTTAAGCCAGCAGATACGTATATTGAAAGATTAACTTTTACTGAATCTATATTAAATGAAATATATACATTTTTATCATCACATTATACAAATCATGATTCCAAAATCCTTGTATATTCTAAAAAACTCCTAACGTTTTTCTTCAATTCTGGCGAAACAAGCATTTTACTTGCTTTACGCAAAAAAGATACAAATGACATGATAGGTTTCATATCCGGTGTATACAAAAATATTAGATGTAAAACAATCCAAAAGTTTTGCTATGTTGATTTTTTATGTATCCACAAAGATTATAGAAGTACATACATTGCTGCATATTTAATTACACAATTGTGGACATATGTTCAAAAAACTCCAGCAATTTTTCATACTTTTAGAAATCTGCCACGTGCAATTTGTAAGCAACATATATATGTCAGACCATTGAATTTGGAAAAATTGGTAAAAGATAACTGTTTTGAAATACCACATGGATTTTCCAAAAAAACATATTGTGAGGAACTTGAAAAAATATTTTCTCTAGTACGCCCCAAATCCCCTTATAGCATTACTAGATGTAATCCTTCCGATGTTCATCAAGTATGTGACAAGCTCAACGAATTCAACAAGCGAAAGTTTGTAATATATCCTTTAATAAAGCATGAAACAATAATGGAAATTATTCAGAACACAGATTTTATGACATTCAAGTTAACAAATGAACACAATAGTATCATTGCATACATGGATGTTTACATATTGACCACTTATCAAAATAGTATAGAGTGCAAAAACGCATACATGTATAATACTTTTCACTCATGTGACTGGTCTGAAAAAGAAGTAGGTGATTTTTTAATAAAGGTTTTAATTAAATTACGGGATGACGGAATAGATATTATTACGATTCAATCTCATATAGACACACATTTGCAATTACAAAAATTTATGATCAAAGGTAGTATATCTACGCATATTTTCAACCATTCTATGATTCAATTGCAATCCGAAAATAATGGACTTGTGCCTTTTTAGACAACTTTTATTAGTCTTTATTAACTAAATTTTTAATGTCAGTTATGATCAAGAAAATGGGAGGAGGCGGCGCTACCGGTGGTTGGTCTTCGGACCCATATCACTTTACTTTAAATGATTTAAAAGATTTAGGGGCAGGTGAGACAAAACATCAAGATAAAGGGTGTGTAGCACAAGGCGGTGATAACTTTGGTAATGCACGCGCTGCCGGGTTTGGCTTTCCGGGAAATGATGAATTTGAATGGGGTGGAAGAGGAAACGATTGTAACCATTGTAACTACGATTGGGGAAAAGAGTGTTGGGGAAGTTGGGAAATTAAGCATGGTGGTCGTCCAACTGTTCGACGAAAACATTTTCTAGGAAATGAAACAACTTGTTGTTTATTGAATTCAAGAGGAAAAGATACAAACTACTTTGATGGAGACAAAACTTGTAACCCTGAAACAAGAGATCCAACGCGACAAAAATGTACAGCCATATATACAAATCATTGCGGATCAAACAATAGAATTGTAACTGATCAAAATTGTAAAAATCTGAATGCAACTAATAAGACCGTGTACGACAACCTTATGTTACAATATTGTAACCATAATTTATCAAATGCAAAAAGCAATGAATGTATTGCTTATTGTGGAAATTCTGCATCATGTACTAAATTGAAATTGTCAAACGAGTGTGCAAAATTTGGTATACCGCAAAATGACAATGATTGCACGGAAACTCGAGTCAACACATTAAGAGGTGATTGTGGGCAAATTGGAATTTTAGTAGACAATCTTGGGGGAACTGATTTGTCTCCATGTAATGAATCCGCTGTTGCAACCATCAAAAGTCAATGCAAAGATTTAAACATTGATTTCTCTCTTTGCACGCCAGCTAAGATTTCAGACGAATTATTTTTAGCACAACAAAGAAAAGATGGTACGGCACAAACTGACATAGACTCTGCATTGGGCCAAGACATTATAACTAGAGGGACCATCATTAATGATGCACTTCGAAGTTTAACAACCCCAAGCACAGTGGAAGCTCCAAGTGCAGCGGGACCAAGTGCAGCGGGACCAAGTGCTGCGGGACCAAGTGCTGCGGGACCAAGTGCTGCTGGTAACCCCAAGGAACCCAAAGATGATTCTTTTTTAATAATTGGTATTATTATAGCGGTTATATTGATCTTGATTTGCTTGTCTTCAATCACAGGCATATTTGTTATTATTTAACAGTCTTTTCCTTAAAACAAAAATAATTGATATTTATAAGTAGAATGAGTTGTTCTGATGATAAAATTATAAAAGACCAAGCGTGCAAAAACTTGATGTATTCAAATTTCCAAGAATACACAAGATTAATGAATAGCTATTGCAACAAAGACTTGGCAACTGCAAAAAGCAATGACTGCGTCACTTATTGCAGAACAGCGGATCAATTATCAGATGGGTGCAAAAAATTAAGGGAATCAAATGAATGCACAAAGCTACGAATTCCAGAGAACGAATGTAATTATGACAACATTCGTTCTTTGAAACAAAGATGTGGCGATGTAAGAATCCTTGTCGGAGCGTTTGATTCTACAAACGTTTCGCCTTGCAATGAAAATGCTATAAAATATGTCACAACACAATGCAACACGTTGAACATTCCTATGAGCGAATGTAGTCCTGAAAAGGTTTCTGATGAATTAATAAGGTTGGATTATGATAAACAACAGACAGATCGTGAAACAAATGCTGCTAATAGAGCAAATATAATCCAAAATAGATCAAAGTCAATATCAGATGCAATCTCTACACTTATGAGAAAGTCTACTAAAGAAAGTCCTTCAAAACCAGCTACAAGCAACAACACTACGGACACTGATTATACAGCAATGATTTTAATTGTTGTTGGTGTCATTATCATAGTGTTGTCAGCAATGTCGGCTTTAGGTGTTATTGTTGTTTCTTAGTTTTTATGAAAAACAAAATTGTTTGTATTTATCAATGGAATTAATAACAATTTTGCTTTTCATTTTCCTATTGGGAGTAACCCTTTATGTCTTTGAGAGAAAAAAAATAAAAAGGGGGAAAAAAGAACATTATAATGCACCAGAGTACGTCGCACCACCACCTGGAGTAACTGCGTTTACTATAGCCACGGATCTAGATCATAAACGGGCTTTAAAGGAAGCATTAATGGGAGTTTGTAAACAGGCTGGTTACACATGGGTAGAGCTCCCAGGGAATGAGTTTGTATATGATTGTAAACACACTAAAAAAACTTGCTTAAGAGATTCCGTAAAAGATGACATGTATGGATATCAAGAATGGCGAGAACTAGATTCAAAAGATGCTCAAGAAATTGCCAAATTAGAAAGCACGGGGTCTATCCTAAGTGCCAACGTTGGAGAAAGTACAGATTTTAGAAGATCAGGTGATGTTTTAAGTAATAAAGAAGGAGTTTGTATTCTAGGAAATTTAAATTATAAACAATTTTGTGAAGGGGAGGGTATCAAATACGATCCAAATGATGGAACTTGTACAACAATTAGAAGATATTGTAATAAAAGTTTATTAGCGTATTGTAATGGAGATTGTTTTGAAGATCCTGGTAGTATGCTAATGTCAAAAGTTTTTGGTACGACACTTGGAAGATCATCAGGCTTTTTGAGTTTCCTTGCTACCGATGCTGCATGCAATAATAATACTCCGCCAGAACTTTAACTTTTCACTTTTAAACAGTTAATTTTTCAGAGTTTATTTGTTGTTTTTACATAAGACATCATAGTAAGAAATCAAATGAGTAATTTCTCAGTTCCTGAATTAACACCTGAACAAGCAGGTCAAATTGCTGGTGGTGTGGGTGCTGGTATTGTAGGCAATACTGTAGTTGCGCCAGCAGTTAAAGCCGTAGGGGCAGTAAAGGCTGCTCGAGCTGCAGATGTCGCGGCAGCAACTGCAAAATTAGCAAAAGTTGCAAAAATGGCTGGAGCTGCTTTTGGTGCTACTGGAGATGTAGTGGCGGGTGGTATAGCTATAGGCACTACTGCAAATGATCAATTCATGACAGACAGTGAAAAAGCTTACAGTATAACAGGAGATGTTTTAGGAATAGCTGCAAATATTGCAGTGAGTTTTGTATCTGGCCCACTTGCTATTCTTGCAATTTTAGGTGGTATATTGGATATGTTTTATAGTCCTTATAAGGCCATGTTTAACAAAGACTTGCGGCGCATAGAATCCGAACTTAAAAAACAAGTAAAACAAATGATGAAAGAAAGTGATTTGGATTATCCATTTGAAATGAAACCAGACATTTTGTCAGCTCTTGCAAATGAAGATTCTTTGCAATATGCACTATTTGTTGTTTTAAGAGACAACTACTATATAAAACGTGGATTAATAGATGAGCAAGAAGCAGCCACTGCAACACGAGAAATTCAAAGTTTACGAGAAGAAAGAAGAATGCATAGAGGAATATATTTAGACGATGATGGAAACGTAAAGTTGAAAGATGATACTACAAAACTAATGTATTTCACAGCACAACAACAAGAAGACAGAATGCTTGCCAAATTGATTACATTATCCCTTACATTGAAAAGAAACAATATTGATGTCAACAATCCAAAAGATTATAAATCAAAGAAAACACTGAATAATTATCTCAAACAAGAATGGAAAACAATTATGTTTATAATTGTCATAATTATTTTATCAAGTACAAGTAGTATCCTTAGTGGTGTATTTGCTACAATCAAGTAATGGAATACTATTATTTAATTGCATTTGCTCTTTTATCTCTGTTTGTACACTGGTATGTAACAAGAGAAAAGGAAACATTTGAACTTGACGACACCCCCATTGAGCCATTATGCAAAGACATGACACCCACAAAGCTTTTCAATATATTTGATAATGATATGGATGTCATAACGGAAGTGTTTTTGAAATACGACATTCCTATAAGCGCAATCAAAAAACCAAAGTATTATCCACATATTGCAAGTATTCTTTATAAATATAACGTGCTTACATGCAAAGATTAGCGTGCCACGAAAAACTGAATTTAAAACGAAATATGTTCAAATGTACAACTTGACACCTAAATCAAAGACAACCCTAACACAAACAAACACGAGCAACATCAATCAAAATGGACATTCAACATTTAATGGAAAACTTTGCAACCCTATACAATGATGCATCTGAAAAAGAGTTACAAAATGTAGCTGATATGCTTTCTAATTTGAATATTAAAAAGCGTCAAGAAGAAAGCGTGAGTGCTTTTAGTAAAAAATTAATTGAAAAAGAAAACAAAAAAAGAAGCAATTATGTTCAATTTTTGGAGTCGGAAAGCGTCAATGCAATAATCTGGGCACCAACTCAAGTTGGAAAATCGAATGCGTCACGTGAATTTATTGAAACGTGTTTCAAGTACAATGTTCCAGTTATTGTATCAACGGATAACAAGTCCGACCAAAACGAGCAATTGTTTACTCGAATTCAAAATGACCTCAGTGGTGCTGATGTAAAAATGATAAAGGTAATGGACAAGTCATTTGATGATGACTTTGAACAATGCTTAAAAACAAAAAATAATCGTTTTGTGATTTTTTGTTTAGATAACTCTGCTCAAATTAAGAAATTGATTAGGTCCATCAAGTGCCTTGGATTTGACAAAGGATTTGACAACATTGAGCGGTTTGCAATTTTACACGATGAAGCAGATACGGTAACAAAAGACAAGAATGTCAGCACGATTCAGGAAGATCAAGCGGAGTCGCACAAGAAATGGATTGAGCTTATTGACATTTTTAATAAAAAATTAGGAAGAATAGACATGAAACGTGTATTTGTGACGGCCACCCCAGAGAACTGTACGATGTTGTACAACATTGAGGGCGCGGATTTGATAAAGTTGGAAATTCCTGCAACGTATCGTGGCTATAAAGACATAACTTACAATGTTTTAGAAGATGACCTTGACATCAAAGGGGTGCTTGAAAAAGAAGTAAGACGTATCAAGGCAGATGAAACAAAGGAGGTAATACTGTATTGTATTGACAGAAAGATTCAAGACGGGCAAGATATAGTGTTGAATAGTCTTGCAAGTTACCTCAAGTGCGTTGTCAATACGTACAATGGAAATGGTATTACGGCTTTTATGCGAACAATTACCAAAAGTAACAAGTTTGAGAGCCAACTAAAAGCTATTGGTTATAGTTACATTCGAGATGGCAAGTTTTTCACAGTTAAAGACATGGCAATTCGAAAGTTCTATACAATTTGTAAGAAAATTGGAGAGAACTGTGTGGTGACAATTGGAAAAGACCTTATTTCACGTGGAATTAGTTATGTATCAGAGGACCAATACGAGCCATTAACGGCTACAACTATGATTTACAAACCAGGAATGTCAATGCATGCGGTAGGAATAACGCAAACAATTGGAAGAATCACTGGATGTGCCATGCCAAGCTTACAAAGACGTTTGTACGCACCTCAGGAAGTGATTGAAACATACAAGACGTATAATAAAAATCAAGAGACATACATCAAAGCGATTGAGAAACAAGATACAAACAAAAATTTGACCAAAGAGATAATCAGCGGGATGGTGTTTGAAAAAATGAACAGACACATTGATCGTGCCAAGTTGAACTTGAAGATGAATTATGCGTCAAACAAATCAGAAGAGCAACAAGGTGACACAGAAAGAATGAAGCAATTGATTGATATGTGGTGGAATGCGGACACTATAATAGGAAAAATCTTGAGATATGTGTACGAACATGAAAATGGAGTCAATGAAGTGGAGTTAAAAGAGTTTATGAAAGATATCGGTTCTCAAAATGTAGACGAGTTATTTAATGAGCTCACGCGTCAGCAACGTGGTCATTCAATGGTGTTTGAAAGAACACAAAAGAAAATATCAAAAATAAGAAAAGAAGCTAAAGAGTACATTGATAATTTATAAAAACTGTAAAAAAATTAAACCCGTACATCTCCTTTTTATAGGAAAATATACGGGTTTAATTGCATCAAAATATTTCGTGTAAAAGAGTAGAAAGAAAGATGCTATTAAAAATTTCTTTTAAAACATTCACACTCATGGTGTTTCCGATTTGTTTGCAAAGTTGAGTTTTGCTTACAACTTGTTTAAAATTTTGGGTATATCCTTGTAATAACAAACACTCACTTACATTTAGATTTCTTTTATATTTGGTTACAAAGTATCTATAACAAGATGTTGTTAATGTTGGGCATATGTTTGATTTTGAGGGCGTACAAAAGAGAAACGGTGTAATAATAGATATGTCAAGGTCAATATTTTGTAATTTTGTTTCGATAATTTTACTACCATTTGAAAAATGACATATTGTTTTATCTATAAGGAAATCATCTAGTGGTTTTATTGGCAGTGGACTAGGTTTGACAAAAACTTGTGTACATATATCTTTCTGTATTCCTATAAAAAAGATTCTTTCTCTCTGTTGTGGTATTCCATAATCTTTTGTATTGTAAATATCGGGATAAACATTGTATACTTCTTTATCATCTTCGTCAACAATAGTACTCAAAGAATCAAGAAGAAATTGGTAAGGTTGTCCTTTTTGAATGAACTTGAAGTTCTTGACATTTTCAAGTATAAATACAGGCGGTTGTTTAGTTTTAATAACATCTATACAATGAAGCATGATGTTACTTCTAGGGTCTTGGGTCCCGCGTTTTTTACCCATTAAACTAAAACTTTGACACGGAAATCCACAAACGTAAATATCAACATCAGGGAGTTGTGAATGGTCACGTTTAGTAATATCATCATACAAGATTTCAGGTTCATAATTGGCAAGGATACTTTTGCGCGCAAACTTGTCTATTTCACAGGACCATTTGTGTTGAAAAGGAATACCTAATTGTTTTAAAGCTTCAATGGGAGCTTCGATACCTGAGCAATCAGTTCCAATTGTAATCATTACTAACAAAGAAGAAAAAATAAATAAATTATAAGCGTGGCCGCGAAAATGCGATTCTTGACTGTAAAAATCACACTCAATTAAATTGTTTTTAAGATTTTTTTATTATTCAGATAAGGTAAGCACCACAGGCAATACAAAAATGTTATTTCATCCTTTTGATAAAGAACACTACACGGAATCTTATACAGAACCTTTTACAGAGAATCTTACAATTAAACCAAAGATAAATGCACCAAAAATAACAGCAGGCAGAGGAAGCATAGGCGAGGGTGCAAGCGGTGCAAAATCTTTAGGAAACAGATACAGTGCTGCAAACAGATTAACATCGGCTCCTAAACCCCCACCCCCAAAATTTGCGCCAAGTCTTCAGAAAAAAATTGATGCTCAAAAACTCCCCGTCGCAAAACCTCAAGTAGTTGATACTCCACAAGTGAAGCAGACTATAGAAACAAAGACAACTAATATTGTTGAAGATGCAAAAACACCTGGAAAGGTAGAAACAAGTGTCAAAAATGGAGAGTATGGAGACGAAGTCAAGCAAACCCAAAAAGATATAGATGATGGCAAAAAAGTCGTAAATGAAAGCGAAGCAAAACCATTACTTGAACGTATAAAAGAGTCTGGTGCAAACACATTTGAATCTGCAAAAAGTGCATGGAAGAACAATTGGAAGACAGTTGTAGGAGTTGGTGCTGGATTGGCAGTGCTCGCGATGCTAATTCATGCAAAAGTTTTAGAAGACAAAATAAATTCAACAGACTATAAAATTCTTAGCATTGTTAATGATACTTCCGACAATTCCTTGTTAAACGTGTTTTATGAGCCCACAGATGAATTTGCAATTCAAGATCAAATAATAATTAGCAACACAGATTGCGAACCCATTAAAAATGGTTCTTATGAAGTACAAGAAGCATTGCCCGGAATGGTTTCCATCAAGACAACATCAAAACTAACAAAAGATGGAACCACTGGAAATATCAAAGTTTTTACAGATTTCTCTAATCAATTTGGAAAGACAGTTAATGATGCCGTGGAGCCTGTGACAGATGCCGCAGGTTCCGTTATAGATAGTACCTCACAAACATTTTTTGATACAGTTGGCAAAGTTCTAGGCAATGCGGTCCCAGACTCAATCAAAAACTTTTTTAGCGATTTCTGGTGGATCATTCTTATAGTATCTGTTTTGTCCGTCTTTAGCTCTATTAGTGCCGCAATGGGAATTTTTATTTACAAAAAGTAGTTTTGAACCTAAAAAGTAAAGCGAAGAGTGTGGTTCAAAAATATTGAAAATTTAGCAACAAAGTCAACAACAAGAAAAATGGAGTGGTTATTGTGGATTGATATAGAAACAACAGGGTTAGACATTAAGTCCTCTAGCATACTTCAAGTTGCATGCATTTTGACCGATATGAATGCATTAATAAGATACGAGTTGCCAGAGTATACTTTGTATTGTTCAGAAGATGCACTTCATAAAATGAATGAATGGTGTACAACGACCCATACGCACAGCGGATTACTGGACAAATGCAGAAAAAGCACGATAACAATTAAAGATGTAGAAAACAAAATCATACTTTTATTGAATGAACATGTAGCACTGACGCATAAAGTATATATAGCAGGAAATTCTGTGCATTTTGACAAATCATTTATCAAAAGAGACATGTCATCATTATATGCACGTTTACATCATAGAAATATGGATGTCTCTTCACTAAACTTGTATCAGAAAGCAAGAGGTGGCAAGTTACCGAATGTAAAGACATTCAAACACACGGCTTTATCGGACATTAATGAAAGCATTGACGAATATATATATTATTTGAAGTACAATCAATAATTTTAAAAATTGAATTATATTTTCTTTTTCAAGTTAAAGTACAGCGTATTATTCAAAACTCTTTTATTGGCTATTTGTAATCATGTCAAACAGCCAAGACGATCTCACTAAGCAAATTGATAATTTATCGATTGGACCCAAGAAGCCATTTTCGCATAGCAACACGGTAGTGTTAAAAGTCCCTAATTACAAGGGATTATATGCTTTTGTTCAAGAGTTTCATCCATCAAATGTGGAAGTTCAAGTAATGGATACATCATATGTTCCTATCGAACAATATGGCAGAAAAAAGTTGGGAGAAACTTTTATTTCAAGATTTGGACCTACATTAGTTGTTGGAGAAACAACCTTGAACACTTATAAAGTCGAAGTATCCATTGATGCAAAAGATGTTATGGACCCAATAACCGGTGACCTATCTATTGAAAAAACAAGTGTATTTGAGTCACACAACATTCCACAAGATGCAATTGTCAAATTGATCCTTGTCAAATCAGAAAATGATTCATTTGAAGTTGCCAAGCTCATCTCACAAAACGACAACGCATGCAAAATTGCAAGAACAAACTTGGAAACATTAAATAGCCCAGATGCAAACGAACTTAAACGCAAAATCGCGTCCAACCTTGACTACAAGTTCTTAAAAGAAGAAACAATTCACTGCAAATACGTTAGAGAAGACTTTAACACATCTTCTTCAAACCGTATCAGTGATTTTTTAGTGGTAAAAACACAAAACAAAAAATATCAAAAAATAAATGGTAAATATGTAGTGTATGACAAATACATTGGAAAAAATTATATTATTCAACACTCTCGTGTCATCAGCTTGCAGCAAAATCATTTAGTAAAACAACAAGATAACAAAGTAAAAATAGTAAAAGGTGAATTTAAACATTATATTGGTCAAATTATTCGTTCTCAACCAGCGTACTTGAGTGTTTACATTGACTCTCTTGGTAAATCAATTTCTAGTTATGTAGATAAATTTGGAAAAACGCAAAAACTTGAACCTACTGACGTTTTTTACATTGATTTTATCTTGGCAAACGGTAATGCTTTCCAAGTCAACTCTATCAATTCACAAGGACTAATCAAGGGAATAGAGAAAACTTTGCAAGGGTATGAAGCAAAAACTATCAATCAATCGGACATAGCAAGACTTCAGCCAGGATTCAAATTTCACGCTCATCAATCTGTTTCACAAGAAGAATTTGACTCTCAAACACTTTTACAAGAAGAAGTTGTTGCAGATGAAGAAGACAGAGATGATATTTCTGAACCTGAAGAAGATGGCTTTTATAAAGACCAAGAAGAATCTAATCTAGAATACGATGAACCACAGTTTGTCAGCTCTTTCAAAGATCAAGATCGTGTCACCTTTCAAAACATTAAATTAAACAAGTCACAAGAAGAAATAAAACGAGTCATTGAAAAAATCTTTTTAAATATTGTCGGAAGGTCCATCGCCGAAGAGCTTGTTGTGTCAGATTTCATAATTCAGGTTGACGAAATTTTAAACATTACAAAAGAAAAATTGCAATCCTCTTCAAATATGCAAAACAATTGGAAACCAGGTGATAAAAGAGTCATTATTTCTTGCATGGCCTTTAGACACCTTATCAAAAATGATTATGCTTATTTCATTAGTCAATCAAACCTTTTGAACACCTTTGTTGACATGCTTATCAACAAACAAATCATCAATAAAAAACACGTTGAAAACAATATTTTCTTACAAAATGAATGGACAAGCGCATTTTCTTTTCCAATGTTCAAGTTGCCCAAACAGTTTGAAGAAATAATTTACATCATTTTCCAGAATTGTTATGATTATCTCAATAGCATTGATGCGTTCATTGAAATTCCTACATTCAACAATTCAAAAACTACAGATGAAAGTCAAATCTTAAAAGTTGAAAAAATATCAAAAGAACCACCTAGAAAATTTGCGTATGCAAGTGAAGTTATAAATAATGCCATTCCAAGTACTGCCATCAAAGTTTTATGGGCGCCAAGATTTAAAGATGTGTTTGTGGAATATCACAAGCTCTTGGACACAAGAGTCAAAGCTCTTGAAGAAAAAGGTAAAGAAAACTCGATTCAAAAACAAAATTATATAAACTCTGCAAAAGTGTATGCGTGGGTCAATGAAAATCTAAAACAAGCACCATTTGTCTTGAAAGATTTAGATATGTCCATGGAACTTGCGGAAGAAAAAAAACAGGCTCTTGAAAAGGTATTTAAAGTATTGCTTACAGCTATTAGCCAAGTAGAAAACGAATTTCAATCAAGACGTTCCGAAATCATGTTGGAAAAAGAAAGTACCAAGAACACTATCCTTGAAAAACGCAAGAGAGTTCTACCACCAACTGATATGAATGACATGGATGACGAATTGGAAAAAGAACTCAATTATCTTACAATTAATCCAAAGAAAAAGTTATACAAACGTTGAAAAATTGAAAATAAAATGGGTTTCTCAGTTTATGTGAACTATTTAAACAACAAACACATCAAATCATGGTCGCTTCGGTTCCTTCAATTTTACCAATGGAAATCATGGATAAAATTGTTTTATTAACTCGTGATGTACATGTTGCCGATGCTTTAAAAGATGTCATATCTCAATATGCTTTTGATCAATTGGAAAAACGTGTTTTAATATTTGGTAGTGTGCAAGGAGGCAAAACAAACGAAATTATAAAATATATTAAAAATTGTAATAAAAATGACACGATTGTCTTGGTAGTACAAAATTCATTACTAGTACTAAACCAATATGAACAAAAATTCAAAAAAGAAAACCTAAAATGCCAAATCGTTGACAGTACAACCACAGTACAAAAAGAAAACGTTTTAATAGTTATGAACAACAAATATAGATACAATTATCTTCAAAAAATATTACCTGAAAAATACATATTAATGCTGGATGAATCGGATCAAACAATCAAATCATGTCCATTACAATCCTATAAAACAATTCACATCACAGCTACTCCATATTTGTCCGGACTTCAATATGATAGAATTATACATGTTGAAAAATCACCAAACTATCAAGGTATTGAGGATATTACTTTAAAATCAAACGACTGCACCTTCTCTGGTGTAGAATCATTTTTGAAGACATCCAGTGGCATTATGCTAATAAACAAATATTTGTACGAAATTGAAATGCAAAGATGTGCTGCAAATTTATCTAAATTGCACCCTACGGTTCCAATCGTACTTCTCATGTCTAATAAAAAATTGTTCTTGAATGGTAAAGTCAAGTTCCTTAGAAATACTTCAATAAATAAAATCATTGACAATTTATCAAGTCATAAACACATCATTTTCATTGCAAATCGACTCTCTAATAGAGGATTGTCTTATGTATCAAGTGACTATAAAAGACACTTGACCCATCAAATTACAAAAGTAAAAGCTAAAACAACAAATTTTTTGCAAAGCCTTAGAATCTTGGGCATTTACCAAAATAAACCAAAGTTGACACTTGTCATCAATAAAAAAGATAAGCAAAGGTTTCAAAAACACCTCGAGTTTGTTACTTCGTTCGATCCCGACACTCTCCTAATTAAATAATCAAGTAAAAATGCACATTAACGTACTGTAAACGCAGTTTCGCGTTCACTTTGTTCAATTTTAACACTCTTTTGGTTAGATAAACAAAGTGAACGCGAAACTGCGTTTACATTAATTCATCAATTCCATCTAACCATCCCCATATAACAATGCTGATTCGTTCAATCTTGTTCTCATCCGTTTTGTAGTCCTTGTAATTGATCACTCGTATGTTTTGTTTCAAGACAGCATGCTCCCAATCAATATTGACTTGGTTGGCAAAACAATAAATCTGCCCATCGCAAATAGGCAACGTGAGAATTGTCTTTGATTTTTCGTGCCTAAAACCTATAGTCCTTGTTTGGCCAAGATTTAAACATATTGTAAAATTTTGTCTCGTCGCAGTTTTTGCGTTAAAAGATGCTCTATCATGATGATAATATTTAAACTGATGAGTGCCTCTGAATACATTCATACGTGTTGCCTCCACACGTACGTTAAAATACTTTTGAATCTTGTCAATAATTGATAAAAATGTGGGTGCATTTTGCTTCCAATTTTGTTTATCGTTGGCAATGTAATGACAATCATTGTGCCATAACTGAAATAAATCTTCCGACTTATCCCTTGTTTCATCTATCAACTTTTTCATCAACTCCCCTCCTGCATTGTCACTAAACAAGTTGGGGACAAGTACTACATCACGATTGGATAACCTCTTACATGGTCCATTACCTAAATCTAATAATAAACGCATGTCAGCAGTAGACTCTAATAAAGAATCACCCCTTCTCTCTCTATTACTTTGCTGTGGCTGCTGTTGTTGCTGTTGCTGTTGTTGCTGTGGCTGCTGTTGTTGCTGTGGCTGTTGTTGCTGCTGATGTGGCTGTGGCTCTGACAAATAATGATTCTTTCTACAATGCTCTCCGTATTTACAAGATCCATTTTCATAATACCTTTGACACAACTTTGTATCATGCACGTATCGACACTTTTCTCTTGTGCAATTTTTTTTCATGAAATCTCTACATACATTTTTTAAACTAGGATCCAAGTTCTTTTTCACCTTCATTGGTTAAGGTTTTAACTTCTCTTGTATTTAAATTAAAGTTTATCAAAGTACTAAGTGTTTTGTGAAACATTAAGTGTTATCGTGTTGCGTATGAATTTGACTACATTGGAGAATCCATATAACAAAGTATATTTCTCTGGCAACCCTTCAAGTTCCAATAAGGGTCGGGGTATATGTGTATATTCAAAGCATTCCCGAATTGTTTTTATGAACTTTGATGGATGTGCTGTAGATATGCACACAGTGGGGCTACAAAGTTTGTTTTTGCTTTTTTGAAATGTTTTAATTGCAACAGCTGTATGTGGGTCAATTATATAGTTCGATTCGAAATAAACAGATTTTATTGAAACCAAGGTGTCAAAATTGGATACTTTTTGTGAAAGAAAGTCGTTTTCGAATAAAGATTTGTCAAATGACATTAATTTCGTGTGTTGAAATTGAAGCATCATATCCTTTGTTTTGTTACAAGCTTTTATATGGTTGTTGAATAATTGAAAGTTTTTTATCCATATCAGTCTTTCAAAATTGGAAGCAATAGAGATATCCATGGATGGAGAATATGTTTCAAAAGTTTGTGTCATTTTGTACTCTCCCGTGGCAAAAAAATTGCATAAATTATCATTTTCATTTGTAGCAACAATAATTTTTTGAATAGAAAACCCCATTAATTTTGCATAATAAGCTGATAGTGCATTACCAAAATTTCCAGTAGGCACGCTTACATTAAAATGATGCATTTTTGTTCCATGGACTCCCTCGTGTTCGAGTTTCAAAGATATGTATGCGTAATAAGAAATTTGTGAAAGAATTCTCGCCCAATTAAGTGAATTGACAGCAGTTAGGTTCATATTTCGTAATGAGTTATCCAAAAACATTTTTTTAACAATATTTTGACAATCGTCAAAAGTACCATCAAAAGCAATGCAATGAATATTTGAATTCATGACTGTTGTCATTTGTTTCCTTTGTGTTTCAGAAATTTTGTTATGAGGAAATAAAACAAAACAATTAACATTTTCTTTCCCTCGAATGCCATATATAGCTGCGCTACCGGTATCTCCACTTGTAGCACAAACAACGTTGTATGATTGTTTAGTTTTACTTCTCGCTGCAAAAAATTCAAAAAAGTTACCTACTGTTTGTAATGCAAAATCTTTAAAGGAAAATGTGGGTCCATGAAACATTTCAGCAACAATACAATCAGGCAAAGTGTGTAACGGTATGTCAATGTTTAGTGATTTGTCAAGAATCATTTGTAAATTATGGTCATCAATTTCATCCTTTGTAATATAGGACCTAAAAATTTTAAAAGCTATTTGTGGCAACGACAATGGATAATCAAAAATACAATTAATCTTAGGAATATTGCAAGGTATAAAAAGACCACCATCACTTGATAAACCTCCAAAAAAAACTTCTTCAAACGAGTAAGTTTCTAGTCCGTTCCTTGTCGATATGTATTTCATAATATATTGAACATGACTTTTATATGAATAGTATTCAATTTTAAAACACACCCTTTACTTACTTTCTAATAATAGAGTAATTTTTGTCCACAAAGGC